GAACTCGTTTTAAGGGTCTGGTAGTGACCCCGGGTTCTGCTGCTGGTACGGTTGTCGTGCGCGATGGTGGTGCCGGTGGTACGACGTTGTTTTCGACCGCTACTTTGTCGAGTGGTACGCCGTTTTCGGTACTGATCCCGGGTGAAGGTGTTCTTTGTTACACGGATCTTCATGTGACTGTGACAGGGACCGCCACGACTGCGATGGTCTATTACGGGTGATGTATGGACTTTGATACCGCATTCCATACGCTTCTTGGTCATGAAGGGTCGTACTCAAACCATCCAAATGATCCGGGTGGTGAGACGATGTGGGGCATCACGATTGCTGTTGCGCGTGAGCACTGCTATGACGGCCCTATGAAAGATATGCCGACGGATGTTGCGAAGGCAATCTACAAGAAATCGTATTGGGATGCGGTTCAAGCCGATAAGCTGCCTCCTGTAGTTCGGTATGCCGTGTTCGATGCTGCTGTGAACAGTGGTGTCGGAGCTGCGGTGAAGTGGTTGCAGCAGTCCGTTGGAGCTACGCCGGATGGCGTCCTCGGCCCGAAAACGCTGGCTGCACTCAATGAAGTCAATCCTGACGGGCTGCTTCGGAAGATGGTGGCTAGGCGGCTCCGGGCGATGACAAACATGTCTGGCTGGCCGATCTTTTCGACGGGCTGGGCTAGACGGATTGCGAGCTTGTTGGAGGCATGAGTGATCGACTTCCACAAAGCAATTGGGGCAGTTGCTGCCAGCATTGCTGCACTGGGAGGCGGCTACACGCTATTTGATAAGTTTGGCTGGCTAGACAACCAGATCATCGAGTGGGTGCCTGAGCACTTTAAGATTGCAGATAGTAAGATTGGTGAACCGGTGCTAGTCACAGTGGCGCGGATCAAGAAGCGTGATGATTGTTCGGTAGAGTCCTTCGTACCGGCGATCAGGGATGGAAAGGGTGTGGTGCATGAAGCCACATCATCTAACCCCAAGTTTTCCGGCCCTGCTGGGCCAGAGGTGGACACTTTCACCTATTCTCTTACACTTAAGGATGTACCGGCTCCGGGTAAGTCCACGCTACTTGCTACGATCAAGTACAAGTGTCCAGAGGGCGAACGAATCGTCACTTACCCCCGCCACCAGAACCTCACTTTCAACTTGAGGCAGTAAATGGCTCCCCTCCTTGCCGGTATCGTATCCAGTCTCATCCAGAACAACCTGCCCAAGGTTGCTCAAGCGGTTGTGGACAAGGGCTTGGACTACGTTCAAGAGAAGACCGGCATCGAGCTGAAGCCGGATATGAATCCGGAGGAAGTCAAAGCCCTCCGTGAATCAGCCATGAAGCACGAAGAGTTCATGGTGGAACAAGCCAACAAGAACACGGCTGACGCTCGGGCCATGCAGGTTGCTGCATTGCAACAGGACGACAAGTTTGCCAAGCGATACGTCATGTACTTGGCGACGTTCTGGTCAGTGACTGCGGTTGTCTACATCTTCCTGATCACCTTCACCTTCATCCCTGAGATGAACGTTCGTTTTGCGGATACGATCCTTGGCTTTCTGCTTGGGACTGTGGTCGCAACGATCCTGAACTTCTTCCTTGGCTCCAGCGCAAGCAGCAAAGAGAAGACCGAGGTTCTGGCCGCTGAACTCAAAGAGCAGAAGAGGTAAACATGGCTAAGACCCCTGCATGGCAGCGCAAAGAAGGCAAAAATCCCGCTGGTGGTTTGAATGCCAAAGGCCGAGCCAGTTACAATGCGGCGAACCCGGGCAAGCCGGGTCTCAAGGCTCCGCAGCCTGAAGGCGGTTCTCGTCGAGATTCATTCTGCGCGAGGATGAAAGGGATGAAAAAGAAGCTGACTTCCGCTAAGACAGCTAATGATCCCAACAGCCGTATTAATAAATCATTACGGGCTTGGAAGTGTTAACATGACTGAACAAACTTCTGAAACCACTAAAGCACTACTTGACGGCTTGTCGGTAGTCACCGTAGTTGGTACGCTTGTTGATATGTTGCCTTCTGTAGCGGCTTTGTTTACTATTCTGTGGACCGGTATTCGTATTTGGGAAACGGATACTATGCAGCGAGTCTTTGGACGTAAAAATGCCGAGCAAGACACGAGCCCAACACAATCTGATGGCGATGGTCGCTAATGATCCCGCCGCATCTAAACGCCTTGGCATCCCTCAGCGGGTTGGCAAGGACTTCATGGAGGCCGATAAAGGCCGTAAATTTGCAGAGGGTGGTCAAATGAAAGAGTCCAAAGCGATGATGGGTAAAGAGCTGGCCTTCATGAAAAAGAAGGGTGCTCCGAAGTCCATGATTAAGCATGAGATGGCGGAAGCCAAGGGCATGAAGCACGGCGGTAAAGCTTATGCTGCTGGTGGATCAGTTGGTTCCGCTTCCAAGCGGGCTGATGGAATTGCCAAGAAGGGCAAGACCAAAACGACGATGGTTAAAATGGCTTACGGCGGAAAGTGCTGACATGGCGACCCAAAACAAACCCTCTAAACGCCCTCAGGTCGTTGGACCCTTTCAAGCGGTTAACCCTCCTGAGGATCTCGCATCTCCCGCCCCGTCGCCCCCGCCTCCGAAGCCTGTTAATGAGATGAGCATCTCCCCTGAGGCACAGCGTCGGGCCGATGAAGAAGAGCGTCTGCAGAAGCTTCGAGACGAGTCTGGTAAAGCTGCGGAAGCCTCTCGTCGTGCATCGATGGGTACGTCCAAAGAGCCGGTCAAGAAAGCCAAGGGTGGCATGATTGGTTCCGCATCGAAACGTGCGGATGGCTGCGCTCAGCGGGGCAAGACCAAGGGTCGCTTTATCTAACGAGGTGTGCCATGATGGCTTCTCGTGGTATGGGGATCATCAGTCCCCGCAAGATGCCGGGTCCTAAGCGTAAGCAGCGTCGAGACGATACGTCATTCTATGAGTATGCCGAGGGTGGCGACGTCTCGCGTGTGAACGAGGCGGGGAACTATACGAAGCCGGGGATGCGCAAATCCTTGTTCAACAAGATCAAGGGGCAAGCGGTGCAGGGTACGGGCGCGGGGCAGTGGTCCGCGAGAAAAGCGCAACTTTTGGCGAAGCAGTACAAGGCTAAGGGTGGGGGGTACAGGGATTGAAATCTCCTCAACAATCGCTTAAAAGCTGGACTGAGCAGAAGTGGCGTACAAAGTCCGGTAAACCGTCTTCCAAGACGGGTGAGCGATATTTACCCGAGGCAGCGATTAAATCTCTTTCTCCTCAAGAGTACGCGGCAACAACCCGAGCCAAACGCGCTGGCAAGGCGCAAGGGAAGCAGTTTGTGAAGCAACCTAAGACTATTGCGCAGAAGACTGCGAGGTATCGATAATGGCAACCTCCGGTACTACGGCGTTCAATCTTGATTTTGCAGAGATCGCTGAGGAAGCGTGGGAGCGAGCTGGACGCGAGATGCGTTCGGGTTATGACCTGCGAACTGCTCGGCGCTCAATGAACCTGTTGACAATCGAGTTTGCGAATCGTGGTATCAACATGTGGACGATCGAGGCGGGGACGCAAGTTCTGACGCCCGGGGTTGCGACCTACAATCTACCGACTGATACGATCGACATCCTAGAGCACACTATTCGAACGAATGCTGGCAATGTCACGCTGCAATCCGATCTAACGATCTCACGTATTAGTGTGTCTACGTACTCTGCGATCCCCAGCAAACTTACTCGTGGTAGGCCAATTCAGATCTTTGTTGAGCGATTGCGCGATCAGCCTCGCTTTACCTTGTGGCCGGTTCCGGATTCTTCGACGACTTACACGCTTGCGTACTACCGCCTACGTCGGATTCAGGATGCTGGTTCTGGAGCGCAGACGCAAGATGCTCCATTCAGGTTTTTGCCCGCAATCGCTGCGGGGCTTGCATATCACATTGCTATGAAGACACCCGATTTGCAGGGGCGTGTGGATATGCTCAAGCGAGAGTATGAAGAGCAGTTCAATCTTGCAGCGGGTGAAGATCGTGAGAAGGCGAGCGTTCGGTTTGTGCCGCGTATTCAAGGGATTCGGACGTGACGAACAAGTTCGCTTCTGATAAATGGGCGATCTCAGAATGTGATATATGTGGGTTTCGTTTTAAGCGTCGTACCCTGAAAGAGATTATTGTTAAGAACACGCCGACTCAGATTATGGCGTGTTTGGAGTGTTGGAATCCGAGCCATCCACAATTGCAACTAGGTTCGTTCCCAGTTGAGGACCCGCAAGCAATCCGAAATCCAAGACCAGATTTTACAGGGTACCCACAAAGTCGTTCACAAGTTGTACCATTGTTTGGTGTGCAAGCAACGACCTGGGCCGGAGTCTTGACAGTCAATATCTCGTAGGAGTTGGACATGAAACACGCAGGTGGTAAGATGGGTAAAGCGGCTGTTAAGACAGCTGTTCATAAGCATGAAAAGGCGATGCACCCGGGCAAGCCGCTGACAAAACTCAAGTCAGGCGGTGGTATCAAGATCCGTGGTACGGGTGCAGCGACTAAAGGAACCATGGCACGTGGTCCGATGGCATGAACTACACTGAGCTTAAGCAGGCGGTCAAGGATACGTTGGAGAACGAGTTCTCCAATACCGTGTTGGATATGCTCACGAAGCAAGCTGAGCAAAAGATCTATAACTCTGTCCAAGTCGCTTCGCTTCGGCGTAATCAGACCGCTACGCTTTCCGCAAACAATAAGTATTTATCCGCTCCCGGAGACTTCTTGTCTCCGTTCTCCCTCGCCGTTGTTACAGGCGGATCGTTTAGCACGGGAACGTACAGCTACTTGCTGAACAAGGATGTGAACTTCATTCGTGAAGCCTACCCGACTGCAAATGACACCGGGGTGCCAAAGTACTACGCAATCTTTGGCCCCGCTACGGAAGACAGCCGAGAGTTGACATTCATTCTTGGACCGACTCCGGATCAAGCCTATTCCGTTGAGCTTCACTATTACTACTACCCTGAGTCTATTGTGACGGCAAACACGACGTGGCTTGGGGATAACTTTGACTCTGCTCTGCTGAATGGCGTCTTGATTGAAGCGATCCGCTTCATAAAGGGCGAGCCTGATCAAGTTAAGTTCTATGAAACGTTGTATGCTCAAGCTATCGTGTTGCTGAAACAACTTGGCGATGGTAAGCAGCGTATGGATGCTTATCGTGATGGTCAGGTCAGAATTGAGGTGAAATGATGCTGACCGCTGGAATGTGCAACAGCTTTAAGGAAGAACTTCTTAAAGGCATCCACGATTTTACGACTGACACGTTTAAGATCGCTCTCTATACCGAGTCTGCTACTTTGGGACCGGCGACAACGGTCTATACCACGTCGAATGAAGCGTCTGGTTCTGGTTATACAGCCGGTGGGAATACGTTGGCTGGTGCAACCGTTTCTCTCTCACAAGGGATTGCGTTTGTAGATTTT